GTCGACTGTAACAGGTCCATGAGTTCGAATCCCATCGCCTCCGCCATCTTATGTACGACAAAGCCCTGATTATTCAGGGCTTTGTCGTTTCTAGGGTTTGGGTGGCGGCTCTTCTTTATTGGAGGCGTTACAAAACTATTTGGTAACCGTTACAAAACTTTCCGGTTTTCTCCCTCCTCCGGCGTCCTGCCGATTGTTAAACATCCTTCATGTAACGCGATGCTACGCTGTCCTCAAAAACGAGGAATCGCAATGCCAAACTCAGACCTACTCCCTTCCCTGCTCTTCAAGATCAACGAAAACCAGCTCGCCCTCGAAGCCGCCATCCTGGAACTCTCGAACTGGGTTGAGCAGCGCGGATCGGCCGACGTCGCCGACAATGTTCGTGGCGCCCTGGACACCATCGACAAAAATGAGGAGTTCATCAAGCTGACGCTGGCGGTGTTGATGGCGCCAGAGTGACGGTAATCGGTTAAGAAGAACACACTCGATTCCTAGCACCCCATGCACGCAGTACCCCTGTAAGACCTTGTGAAATGGCCGTTTTTACTGGCGCTCGCTGCAATCGAATGCCCACAAGTGCTTACACGTGCGTGAGAGAGTCACGCAAAAGTCACGCGCCCTTCCCCGGCGTCCTGCCGACCGTATATCCCCCCAATCCAACAGTTCGTAGCCCTACCCTCACCCGACCATCTCGCCTCGATCACTGCTATATAAACAGGACACAGTAAAGGCGCCTGGGCTCGCCCACAGGGCTCAAAAAAAAGGCCCCACACAGTGAGGCCTCTTTCATTACTCAAGCCGCAAATTAAAGGGATTGCAAAGCAATACTCGCGCTTTGAGAGTCCTGCGGACTGTCGGCATCCATCCACACATACTGCGTACCGTCACCTTGCATATTGTAGGAAACACTCTGGATCTGCGTAGCAGTGATGGTGACGGCACCCGGTTGCGAAGCTGTAGGCCCAATGTTGGTGACTTGGCCTGAGAGCAAGCCGTTCGAGGTTTCATTGACCACGAACACGGTGGCCTTAGCCTCGCGGAACTGGCACGAAATGAATTGGGTAATCTTGCTGGCGATCGTCAGGTTCATCCATTTCGAAGGTGGTACCGCGTAATAACGGGTGTACTTGCTGAACGGATACTGTTCACCGTTGGCTTGCAGCGGATTGTTGCTCAGGCCACTGGTATTGGTCGGCATACTGGTACTACCCAACCAAGCTTCGACCTGAGCAACGCCGCTGTTGCTACCCAGTGAAATCGAGATGGTTTGAGTGTCAGAACCCGAGACAAAACCCATCGAAGACAGGCCCGCATTCGCCGTGGTACCGGGAACGGTGATTTTGGCAGGCGGTTGGCTATTACTCCAAACCACACTGACGTCGGAGGTATTGTCACTTTGAGCAGAATTGTAGATAAAGATCCCATAAAGCTGGCCCGGACGAAGGGTGGTACAGGTCGCAGTGTCACCCGCTTTGAGGGTAATACGTTGTCCGCCGTTCCAGTTAATCTGAGCTGCTGTTATACCGAAGCTTTCCATGTGAATAACCCTTTCCTTGGTTGATCATCAATAGGTTTACGCGCAACGACATCTCCACTTCCGCTGCGCGTGGAAAGGAGGGTAGCCTTCCTTGCTATTCCCGTTTGTTAATATCTAGATTCATTGGCTATAACCAGAAAGAACCTAAAAGCGTTCCAGGAAGGCCATTTGGAATCAGTCAAAAAAGAGAGCTTTTCAGGGGCAGACCAAAGCCTTTCGGGGGGAACTGGGCACACCTAGAGGCGGCAGCTGATAGATCGATTCGGCGGTGATGGCGGTGATGTGATCCATTCAGCGTGTGATTTCCCGGGCGTATGCTTGGCACGCAGCCAAGACAATCAGTCCTTGGTCGCCGGCGTCGGTGATGGCGACAATTCGTTGAGCATGCGCTGGGGCAAGTCGAGCCGCGCCCCCCCATAACCATGCCGCGGGCTTAGGACTTACGGGACTCATGGAACATCCTTGAAGAACACGTGGTGCCCGAGCTTCAGCGTCTGCTTGGCACCCTTCGCCCAGACCGGTGGCTTCGGCATGGTGGTCGCGTAATAGTGGGTAGCGCCACCAGTTGGATCTAACACCTTACCGGCCAAAACCTGGTCAGCGGCGATCTGCGCCTGAGCGAATTCGCGGAACGGTATTGGCTTCGCGCCACTCAGGTAAACGTAGTTCGGGTCGGTCTTGTTCCAGCAACTGAACTGGTACGGCTTCTGGCACACACCGGCATAGCCCTCCCCCCACCACGATCGATCCTTGCCATCGAACACGCGATTGCGGATCGTCCAGGCCACGGCAATCTGCCCTGCCAGGGTTTCGCCCCGCGCTTCCCCCCAAAGGGTCCGCGCGAGGATGTCTCGGTCTTTGTCGGTAACTGGCATCACTTTTCTCCAGGCAAAAAAAGTCCCGCTCGATGGCGGGTTGCGTTGTGCTGCGGTGACGGGTCAGATCAGGTCGGCGGCCACAGTTTGGGGGTCTGCCACGATTACCGGCACCACTGGCTCGACTGGCCAAGCCGGCGCGGCGTACCAGGTCGGCTGCACGGTGACTTTGCCCAGCGCGAACTTGTAGGTTTTCCACGCTTTGAGATTGATCAGGAGCGTGGCCTGCTCTGCCTCATCTTCCTCGGTCGCTTCGCCAAGTTCGATGCCAAAACCGATTGTGTCTATGCGCTCCTGGATGCGAGCAATCTGCGCGAGCGCTTTTATGTTCCTGGCTGACAACTCAGCTTTGGCTGCAACCAGTTGAGCTGCTTGGGCAGTAGTGTCCTTCATGTCTTTGGTGATGAGTTGGGACCAGTCGATATTCATTCTTGCTCCTCACTATTTGGCTCGACTGATACTTCTGGGAGCGGCTGCGGAAATTGGACTAGACCATTTGGAACATCAACCAGGTCGACGGGGTAAGCCTGCTCAGGGCTGTAGTGAGCCGGCAGTGGCAGCATGAGAGTCAATGCAAGCTCTCCTTCCACTTTCGACACGTCGCCTGCGAACCACTCGGAGGCAATGGCTTCGCGCGGCAAGGTGTCGCCGTTCGACATCAAAGAGAAGTCAAATGCTTCTCCATTAATTGTCAGAACATCCCCGGCTTTCGTAACGGAAAGCACATTGTCACAACGCACAGGTGAAAGTTTAATAAGCATTAGAACCACCTCCCAACAGCGACATATCGGCCGAGCACAATCCACTGGGCGGAGGCCCCGTTTTTGTACATTTTATTGAAAAAAGTTGTGGCTTTTGCGTTGGGCGCAATAAAACCATAGGTATCGTAAGAAGTGGACGGCGTCCCGTCCGCGATAACTACGTAAGAGGTATCAATGAAAGCAGATGGGAAGGTGGCTGTTGGGCACGCAGTTATACTATTAGCAGCCATGAGAAAGTCTGCTACTGCGCCTTCACAGATGAGCAGTCCCGATGCAAACTTGGTGTATTTTCCATTGGTATTACTCCCTGTCTCGACAACCTTACCTGTAGGAACGCCGGACGTTTGTGAAACTGTACCGACTGCCCCCGCCCCCATTGAGGTAGCGCCTGTACCACCAACGTTAACCGGAACTATACCATCCGCGCCTGACATTGCAACGCGACCCCATGCACCCCAAGTAGAAGCACCTTGCCGTTTACGGAAGAACACAGCAATGGCAGTGCTTCCTTCCTGAAAGGCCAGTTGCGACACTTCATTGTCGTAAATCATTGTCGAAATGGAGTAAGCATTTGCTGTTGGGCAGTTGGTGAATGGCGAAGTTACACGATATACCGCACCACTACTGGTGCAGTTGTTTGCGTCAGTTGCATTTACAGGTATACCCAGCCCCCATGCACCGGTTTTCAACACACGGTTATTTGTTGTGTCAATTAGAGATGATTGCGGAATCAAGTCCAGCGCCGTTTGTGCGGCCGCCTGTGTGGTACCTCCAGTACCTCCCTTGTTAACTGGCAGAATGTCATAGTTGCCGGTCGTGCCCAGAGCGGCGAGTTTCGTGCCGTATGTGTTGACCAGCGCCCGCAATGCGTCCGCCGAATCCTTGACGTAGCCCTGCATGGGCGCAAGCGCGTAGGCGCCGGTGGCATTGCTCGCACCCAAGTAGTTCGGCGAAATCGACAGCGCGGTATCGCTGGCGATGTTCGTCACCTCGTACCAACCACCGTCCGGGCCACGGAAGGCGTCGCCGACCCGGCTGTTGGCAATGAATGCGGTACCCGTGCCGATCACGGCATTGGAATTTTGGGTGACAGAGACCGTTCCTGATTTGTACCAGGGCATTGAGTATCTCCAGAAAGAAATGTGCGGAGCGGAAGAAGTCAGGCCAGTAATTTGGCGCAGAGGAATGGACGGTGACCTTGGTCAGTCCAGGCAGTTGTGGCGAGGCTGTACATCATGATCCTGCCGTTGGCGTAATCGACGCCAAGTGCGCAACCGCCACCCGACGCATTGTTGTGGCAGTTCATGGCGAAAGGGTTCAGGGACACGTACTCGCCTGAGCCGAGCATCTTGTTAATCCCCCAGATATACCGGTGGCCCACGGTCAGTTGCTCGTCTCCGAGGTACGTCCAGTTGCCTGCGGCGAAGGTCACGACAACCGCCGGCGCGCCACTGTCGTAAACAAGCGCCGCGTTCTGATCCCACAACCGCAGCCCATATGCTGCCGTACCCATGGACGCCCAGGCTGCCGCGAAATACTGGCCGCTTAAAGTTGCGTTGACGTTGGATGCCTTCATGGTGAACCCGGTCCAGTTTCCCGGCCCACCGGTGAACCATACCGATATCGGAACCTGGATCGCGCCCTGATCCGGGCGAATGAACACTAGCGGCGGGTCCTGGCTTGTGATTGCCCTGGCAAACACCCCCGACGCATTGGTAGTCCCCGAATACACCCCTTTGGTGAGCATGCAAAGTCTGGGGGCTTCCGCGTCAATCTGAACAAATGCATTGTCGTTGATGCTCTGAAATCCAAAACTCATGTTGCGAACCTCACCGCGTAGGCCTTGGCGACAATCCTTGTTTGAAGTGTTGACGCGCTGGCCGAGGGGTTTTTAGGCAGAACGACCACCTGCCCTGCCGAGGTAGTGACGTACGGATAGGATTTGGTGTTCCCGCTACCGTCAGTTTCGGATGACTGCACATCCTGTGCCCTGGTCGGAATGATCATGAACACGCAGTTGGCCGGGTTGAAGCCCGGGATGCTCAGCGTGTAGCTGGGCGTGGCTCCACTGAAGTCGATCACGCCCTGCCAGATCACCTGGTAGGTGAAGCTGTTGGTGTCCATGGATGGGCCACCGTTTTCATCAAAAACACGCAAGCCAAATGAAGCCATAGTTCACCCCAGATAACCGAGCCGGACACGCAACACGTTGTTCGCGTCGTAGACCGAGACGTTCAGCGAGTTGATCACCAGCCGCCCCTGACCGGGGACGATGCCGTTGATTTCCAGCGTTCCGTCTTTATTGAGAATCCAGCCTTGCTGGCCGGCGATGTAGTTGGTCGAGCTGATGTAGCTGCCGATCTTGGCGTTGGTGATCGTGCCGTCTGCGATAAACGCCGAGTTCATGAACACTTGGCCACCCTGCACCGCAAACGGAACCGAGATGGCACCGCCGGCGATGGTGTTGACGATGGCGAACCGATCCGCGCTGACCAGGAACTGGCTTTGCAGGCCCGCACCTGTGTTCTCGATGCCCAATCCGATTCCGGCTGCTACGTACTGCCCCCCTGCGGTGATCTGCATCTTCACCGACCACATCGTGTTCAGCTTGCCGGCGGTGTCGGCGTAGGCCGTCGATGTTTGCTGAATCGCGGCGGTGTTTTGTCCAACCGAAACACTCAGCTGGCCGATCGTCGTCGCCGTCGCTGACTCGTTGGTGGCGACCACCTGTTCCAGTTCAGTGATGTTCGCCGCGTTCTCGCCGATGGCGACGTCGAAGGTAGTGATCCGCTGCGCCATCGCTTCGTTTTCAGAGGTGCGAACCTTGGATTCCGAAGCGATCGCGGCGGTGCTGGTCCAGCCCTTCAGGGCATCCGCCAGATCCCCTTCACCATTGTCGTCGCGAGAGGACGCCCGCAATGCTTGAAACGCTGTCGCCTGCGCAGTGAGCTCGCCGTCGATCTCGATGATGTCAGTCGTGTTGGTGGCCACCTGCTGTGCCAACCCATTTGCACTTTCAACCGACTGCCCCACGTCCAGCCAGTAGGTGGTGTTCGGCGGCGATTTGTCGATGGGCACCGGGACTTTGGCCTGATACAGCAGCTGGCCAGAGCGCACGATCGCGTTCTTCACGTAGGGTTTTGTTGGGTCGTAGCTTTCGTCCAGCGCATCGATTTGCGTTTGAAGTCCTGGAATCTTTTCGATCTCGTCACGCAGGTCCTGGCCAAGCTCTGTTTCGGTGATCTGGCCGCCGATCATTGCAAGGATCGGGGACGCGTTAGAGCTCGACTGGCCCTGCACGCCGATACCAATTGGGTACCACGGGCCGATGTTGCCGATCCGGTCCACCAGGCGCGCCCAGAAGTAAAAGGTCACGCCTGCGGCCAGGCCGAGCATCGAGAAATCGCTTTGCGGGTACGACAGGTCGGTCAGCTTGGTCGCGGCCGCCTGGCTGGTCGTCGGGCCATACCAGACTTCTGTCCGCTGCGTATCCTCTGCGCCAGCCGGGAAGCCCCACTTCAAGTAGATGCCGAACAGCAGCGGCGTGGCCGTCAGGAACGACACCGCCGGCGGCAAACCTTCCTTCCCCTTCAGGTTGGTCAGGATCGAATTGCGCCAGATCGACGAGATGTCGAAGGCGCTCACAGCACGCACCCGCGCCACGTAGGCGCCGGCGTAAATACCCACCACATCAACGCTGGTCGTCCCGGTGCGCTGTAGCTTGATCCAGTTTCCACTGTCCTTGCGCCACTCAACGTCGTACCCAACCGCGCCGTTCACCGCAGGCCAGGTGATGGTCATGGTGGCGACGGCGATGCCTTGGGACACGACCGAGTTCGACGTAACGGTCACGCTGGCCGGCGCCGGAACGACGGTGATCGGAATCACGCTGATCGGACGCTCTTCCAGGCGTGCGCCGGTGTCGATGTGCGCAAACTTGCTCGGGTCGTACTGGACGGCCGATATCTCAAACACGCCGGCCTCTGGTCGAGATACAGAGGTCACTCGGTATAGCGGCACGGACAGGTCGTCAGCATCGAGCGCCCAGACAAGCTCTGCCTCTGGCGCAACCGAATAGGACGTGGTGACCGTAACCGCCCGGCCAACCACTGACTGCACAGTGCGACCTTCGCAGTTACCGTTAGGCAGGTTCAAGATCAGCCGGTCGCCTGTCTTGGCTTGGGTGTCCCGGTCCAGCGTGATGACCCGGCCGGCAGCCGCTGAGATTCGCCCACCGATGGCGCGACCAGCAAGCAGCTCATCAGCCACAGGAATCACGTAGCCCGGTAACGGAATACGACCATCCAGACCCACCTTAAAACTGATGCCACGGTCCTTGGAGTTGGTCAGCAGCGCCCACTTACCCCGGCGCTGCGCTTCCGATTCGCGGGTGCAGCCGATGGCGCTGATCTCCAGTGGATTGTCGCCATAGCGCCGCTGAAGCTTGGCATCCGTCACCGCTGTGACATCAGTGTCGTAGTTGTTCGCCGGATTGTCGTAACTGATCAGGGCGCGACTGTAGCGGGTGCGTTCGGAGGCGCTGGAGTAAGTGAACTTTCCGGCGATGACGTTGGCGCGGGTGTAGGCGAAGTCGAAGTCGGTGGCGCGCGGCATGTCGGACAGCGTGAAGACCTGACCCTGAGCCCAGTAGGTCATGCCGCGATAAATCGCAGAGATATCGCGCAGCAGTGACCAGGCATCGGCCTTAGCTTGCAGGTTCAGGCTGCAGATGAAGCGCGGCTCCTGGCCGCCCTTTCCGTCGGGTACCAGTTGATCGCAATATTGAGCGATCCGGTATAGCTCCCACTTATCGACCTGCCATGGCTTGATCCGCCGGCCAAGTCCGAATCGATCGCTGACGGTGATGTCATAGGTCATCCACGCCGGGTTGTCCGTCCAGGCCTGCTTGAAGGTGCCGTCCCAGATCCCGGTATAGCTTCGTGTTTCCGGATTGTAGTTGCTCGGCACCGGCATAATTTTCAGTTTGGTATCGACAGTCACCGCGGGAATACTGCGGAACTGCTCGGCCGAGAATTCGATGTAGAGCAGCGCGGTGTTTGGGTAGCGCAGCTTGGCGTCGATCACCTCAGTGAAACCGGCAATTTGCATGGTGTCGGCGATTTTGTTGTTGTTCTGGTTCGGCGTGACACGGGTGACGCGGATCAGCCAGCCACTGGTTGCGGCCGGCAAATCAATGCGCCGAGTGCGCTCGTAGGTGCTGGTCGTCTTGCCATCGACGGCCTCGCTCAGAACCTGCTGATAGGCGCCGCCGTCCGTGGCTAGCTCGACCTTGTACTCAATCCGGTAGCCATTCACATTGCCGCTGGCATCGACCGATTGCAGGGCTGGCCACGCAAAGCGCAGGCGCGCCGCTGACAGTTCGGTATTGGTGATCGCTCGTACCCACGGCGTGCCGCTGCGCAACTCAATTCCGAGAGTCGTTTCGTTCTCTACCGAAGGAATACCCTGGATGTAATCCTGCTCAACAGAACCGTTGCGATACTCAAACTTCACGTTCGGGAAGTTCATGTTGCCCTGAGGGTCTTGCAGCGGCGTGTTGTCGAGATAAATGTCCTGCGCGGTCGGATTACCGGCAAACTCCCCTTCACCCATTGCGATAAGGATCTTGGCCACTGCAACCGAGCGCAGGCTGTCCGGTGCTTCGGTCGGGGTCTTGGGCTTATCCGATCCGCCTTTTGCACCATAAATATCGAGCTGCTGTGCTGCGCCCATGCTTTTCTCCAGGCAATAAAAAACCGCCTCATGGGCGGCTGCGTTGGTCGTGATGTGGCTACATCTGATCTTCGGCGTAAATCGCGGCACTGATGATCGCCCCGCCCACCCGGCGCTTTCCGTAGCAGAGCGGAACCGGGTTGCCGGATGCCGTGGTGTTCTTGGCGCTACCGAAGGCATAACCCGGGGTGTTCTCGGGTGCGGCGCTGGTTTTCAATCCTTGTGCTTGAGGGCTCAGCATCTGGATTACACCGCCGGCAACCAGAGCAATACCAACAGGAAGAAGTGCCTGAAACCCAGGAATAAACGACGCGACGATTAGTACTGCGCCGACGATGGTTTGAAGGAGCCCGCCGCGCTTACTCCCGCTAATGACCGGCGCGATGCGGATTTCGCCAGAGCCACCAAAACTCAACTCTTTTTCTTCTAGGTTTTTTGAGCCCCGAAAGACAGCGAATTCGATGCCGCGAGACTTCGCGTTCGAAATGAATTTCTCGAATCCTGGGATCTGTATACAAAGAGCTTTAACGGCCTCCGCAGGCGACCGAACAGAAAGCCTGAAAGACCGACCAAACTGCCGCAGCTGCCCGTAAAGCTTGATGGTGGTCATAGGTTGATAGTCAATCATTTGTGCTGCCATGCTCTTTCTCCAGACATAAAAAAACCGCCCGGAGGCGGCATTCTGTTTCCGTAATCAAAGACATCGATTGAACGAGCTTTTCAGTTCTCCTCGTCCCATCTGCTGCCAGGCGGCGCGCTGATACAGCTTCACAACGCTGCCAATCGTCGCCTTTTTGATGTCCAGCACATCATCCGTCTGACCATTCATTTCGCTGCCAGCCACAATGCGATAACCGCTCGTGGTTTCGCTCATGACGGAGCTGGATCGATAGTCCTGCCAAGATGGGTAAACGCACAACGCGTAAGCCTTCGGGTCTTTGTTAGATGTGCCGGCCAGTTCAGGAGACCCTTTCAACAAATCCGAAGGTGTAGTGCACCCCGCCAACAGCGTCACCGCCATCGCGCCTATCAAAATCCGCATGATTCTTCCTCGTCCTGAAAGCGAGCGACTATAGCAGCCGCCTTTATTGCCAAGCAGCTTCAGCGCTGATCGATCTCAATCTTCTGCGTCGGATCAGGGCTATATTTCTGACGCTTCAGTTGCGGATCTCCTTTCGCCAGGCAGAAGAAATAAATCTCAGCCTCACCGCAGCCACCGTGCAAGGCGCACTCACTCGCCTGCATGTGGTCGAGGAGTATTTCCCGACCCTGAGATTCACAAAATACGTTTGCCTCTTTCAGGGCTTGCCCTTTCGCAGAAGCAGGGCCGCCGAAAGGAACGCGTGTTGAAATCGTGTAGGTGTCCGGACCGACCTTAATTGGACCGCTATCGGTGCAGCCAGAAAGCAGCAACAGAGCCAAAGCCCCTACGACCAATTTCATATAGGTCACTCCTGTGGAAATGCGGGCAATGATGCACTAGGGGCCAGAAAAAAGCCCAGCGCTAGACTGGGCTTCTTCAAAGTCTTGGAAAATGCAAAACGGTACCGCTTAACTGGCAGCGCCCATTTAATTCGAAACCGCAACCATTTCAACGGGAGGTTCCGGCCAGTGCGCATCAATAAACGCCTGCATCTCCTCTCGCGTCTTAAACGTCAGCCCTTCCATTGGAGTTCCGTCAGGCGCCTCCTTGAACGGGATCCCCAGTAGTGGGTTAGTAATTACGAGCTCATTTTCTTTAGTCATGTGCGACCTCAAGTTGGGAATGCCTGCATCTGATACTGCCATTTTCCCTAAAGATCAACACTATAACGCCTATTACTGGATATATATCCAGCGTGGATGGAATGCCAGTGGCAGGACGGCGTCATCGGATAGTAGCATTTTGACTTCAGCATTTTTAGGACAAGGTAATCCCTTTCAATGGACGAAGCTTTAGACAAAATGATTCCGGTTTTACAGCAATTGCTTCCTGGATTTCTTGCAATGATGACCTTTTATTGGTTCGCATCGGCACCAAAGCCCACTCAGTTTGAGCGAGTGCTTCAAGCGCTAGTACTAACAGCAATAATAAGTTTAGTAATTGGGCTAATTGAAAAACTGACTTATTATCTAGGTGGCTTCGTAAGCCTTGGAGCATGGAAGACCGAGCACACAACAATATACTCAATGCTTCTTGCAATAATAATGGGTTGCACACTAGCTTACGCAAGTAATCGAGACATAATTTTCGACAGAGCCAGAAAATACAAGATAACAAAGAAAGCATCTGCAGATGACTTCATACACATTTTAAGGCAACACTCAGAAAGCAGTGTAATTGTAAACTTCAAGGACGATAGGCGCCTGTGCGGCTCTGTAAAATCCTACCCAAACGAAATATCGATCGGAGTAATATGGATTGGAGACCCACGTTGGATGGATGATGAGACGACTCACGCAAATAATAATATTGACTCAATAATTATTAATATCTCAGATATAAAATTCATTGAATTCATTAAAGAAGACAAAGATGAGCAATAATCAGAAAACCGCAGAAAAACTGAAGAAAGTCACAGGAAACGAAGAATTTAACGACAGCGTTAAAAATAAGAAAAAACTGCCTGATGATTTTTTTTCACCTCCACCACCTACATCGAAAAAAGTTAAAGACTAGATTTACACTACCCCAGTCCTTTGCCTGCAAGCCCAAGGACTGGGATTGCGCCAATTTCGGCGCGTTTATGACCTGGAGGTCAATGTGACTGCAAAGAAAATACCATCGATAAAGAACGATGATGATGACACTTCGGGCTACAAGCTTTGGCCTTTCAAATCAGCAGAGATCTCGGTGAATGGCGATCGCAATAATGGCGGGATCGACCTTGTCGAAAATCCGGAACTAATTGACAAAATTCATGAAGCCACAACCGAGAACGGCCTGAGGGATTTACTTGTGTCAATGAACGCTCCGGGAAGAGCATTTATGACATTAGGCTGTCTTACAGGCGTAGATGGAGCATATTTCTCTTACGTCGAATTTACGCCGCGCGATGAAGTGCTTTCGCGCGAAGTGACTGCAATAAAGGCTATTCATCAGCAGTGGGTGTTGTGGGTGAGCGAGAACTGCTCAATACATCCAGGCCTTGAGGATGCACTTCATCAAAATGTGGAATGGGCCTATCGAACATTTTCACTGCGCGGAAACGAGCCACAATATCTGATAACGATTTATTCCCGCGCTCAATCTGCACGGGATCACGGAACTCTTCTCTCATGGTTGCATAACTTCCTTTGCAGTATTGATCAGACGACCCTGCCACGAACTTCGGCATAGCTATCAATCATGTGGCTGGTTGTGCATCTTTGTGCCTGAGGATCAGGCGTGTTCGGTCAAGCCATGGTCCGCCGAAGACGATGATCTCGCTCGGGCGGCCGTATAGGTGATGCAGAAGAAAAGGCCCGGGACCGAAGGTGGCCGAGTCTTCACCTGGTAATGCCGGATCGGTGCCGAGGAAGATCCCGGCATGGTTTGGGTAAACCGTCCGCCCTACTTCCATCACGATCATGTCGCCACGTTGCGGTTGGTCGACCTTATAGAAGCCGGCCGCCTCGTAGTTCGCCTCGTACAGGCTGGTGTTGTCGGTGCTTTCCCACCAGCCATCAGCGCGCTTGAAGGCTTCGAACTCAAGATCCCACTCGCGCTTGTACCAGTCGGCGCAGATTTGCCAGCAGTCCCATGCGCCATGCACGAACGGACGCTTCAGCAAAGGGACATCGCCAGTAGGCATCACGGTCCGCAAATCACCCTCGGGCCAGCTGAGGATATGCCACGGCATCGCGGTCGCTTCGCACATGGCGAGGTCGCGCGGTGACGGCCGGCTCGTAGCATCAGGATGCGAGTGAACAATGCCGATCACTTCGCCAATATCCTCCGCCGCGGCATATTCCTCCGGATCAATTCGAAACTCTTCGTTCGGTTCGGTAGAGATATTCCGACACGGGTAGTACTGCTGCTTGCGACCGATGCCCAGCAACAGGCCGCAGCACTCTTTCGGGTACTCAGCAACCGCGTGAGCCTGGATCGCGCTCAAGATGTGCTTGCGCATGGTCAACTCCGTGCGATCAGGGAAACAGCGGGGAACCCGCCGTGGGGAAGTTGGTTGTTCTCGCCGAAGCGCAATTTGCAGGACTTGAGTCCGCCCTTGCACTCGTCCTTGCTGGGGTCGTCAGTAGGATTGTCGTCGTCATCGAACATCGCGCCGCCCGTGTAGCTGCAGTTAGGGCCGCGGTACCCGCCTGTCATTGCCCAGTGGCAGAAGGTCGTCATTTGGCGCCCGGGCAACCCGTGGTTATCGATCTCACCGGGTGACGACAGATCCCACTGCACGACCTCGCCATCCTCACCGGTCTTCTGGTCGATGAACCAGATTTCCAGTGCCTCTTGTGTCGGGTCTGCGGTCGGATTGCCTTCAGGAAAGTTCACGGCGTCCAGGTACTGCGCCAGCGTCTCGCGTACGGTCAGCTGAAACTTCAGCAGATCATCGAAGGCAAGGCACAGTGCGGTGATTCGCCCGTTGACGTTGCCAGCCATAAACGTCGGTCGTGTAGCGCTGCCGCTGCTGTCTGCGCCGATGCCTTCAATCTGCACTGGCCAGGCAGCGTATTCGTTGCCCTGCCAAATGATCGACTTCGCCGGCAGTTCGTCAGGCGCCCCCTCGTACGCCAGCAACTCAGCCGGCGTGTGCGGAATCGCGTGAGCATGGAAGCGCAGCACATCCGCACCGTACTCCGTGCCGTCGATTTCAAATAGACGCACTTCCCCGCCGGGCTCCAGCTTCTGGATGTCCGTAATCAAAGCCATGCGGCATTACCTCAGGGGTGAAAGGTTTGTTCGAAGGTGGCGGTCAGCGTGTAAACCGAACCGCCCTTATGTGAAGGCTGGTAGCCATTCGGGCACTTGTAGAGGCCGAGCTCACCGAGAGGCGGCATCCACAGGAATGCTTTCGCGCCTTTGTGGCGATCGAGGAAAGCGATTATTTCCTTGATCCGCTCCGCACTGCCGGTGTGACTGATGGGCCAGGACTGCACCTTGTTGTTTATCCCGTCAGAGACAGACTGTTCGTAACCATCGCCGAACTGTTTGCTCCGGGTGCGCTGCTTGATATCGCCAGTGGCACCCTTTTCGATTTGCCAGGTGAATCGCTCAATCGCCATGGATCACCCCGTGATAGCTCTGTTGATTTTTCCGCCCCGGCGCAGATCGATGCTCACCAGCTTCTGGTAACGCTGATCAACGAAGTCGGCCAAGTCCTTGCCGAACTGCTGGTAAGCAGGATCGTCAGTCGCAGAGCTGGTTGATCCATCGCTGGCCACCATGACTTGCACACTGATCGTTGTTCCGCCACCAGGGCCGCCGAGTGCACCGACACCAGGGCCTGCGCCAGACGTCAGCGGTGTCACGCTGCCGCCATTCGCGCCAGTCATGAGGAAGGACTTGCCGCCCTCGTTGTACAGCTCCGGCCCCAGTTCGTTGACCTCATACAGAGAGTTGGGGGCGACAGGTCCACCGGCTGCTCTGTAGCCAGAGAAGTCGACGTTGGTATATCCAGCCTGAGACGCTCCTGCGGCCGACGACGCAGCACCGGCAGAGCCGGAGGCCAGCCCGCTACTGCCACCACCAACGAAGTAGTTCGTTGCTGCCCCGACCAAGCTACCCAGCAATGCCGAGCTGGCCTGTCGAGTTGCAATGCGAGCCATATCCGCCAGAATCGATTTCGCGAAGTCCCCGAACGATGCTTTCCCGGTCATGGCGAAGTTGACGATCGAGTCCTCCATGGAGCTGAACGCATTGGTGAACAGGTTCCGCGTTTGCCCGGCAATGTCCCGGGCGGAGTCCAGGTAATTGGCCCAGGCCGATGTAGCGCCCTTCGTCCAGTCACCCTGCGCCGCTTCGACGTCGGCATAGTTCTGCCGGATCTGGTCGGTGGCCTTCTTGTTCGCGTCTGCGAGCGCTCGCGACTTCTTTTCGAACTCTTCGGTGTCCATCTTCCGTGATGGGTCAGACTGCTGATTGGCAAGGTCCAGAGACTGCTGAGCAAACCGGTCTTGCTGGCTGTTCAGCTCGCCGTTGAGCGCATTCTGCCGATCCCCCTGGCCGACGCCATTGACTGCGCGCTGCCCAGCAAGCTCCAGAGCTTTCTGTTGCTGCCCGAGGGCTGCGACGTACTGCTCTATCGCGTACTTCTGCTTGTCGAGACGACCTGTCTCGGCGGTGGCCAGCACTTCCTGTTGGCTGTCCGCATCCTTCTGCGCCTTGACCATGGCTGTGCGTGCGTCAGCGATCTTCTGGTCCAACTGAATACGCTGCGCTGCCGTGGTGCTGGACTTGTTCTTTACAGCTTCCAGCGCCGCGATCTCGGCCTCGTATGCAGCTGTGACTTCATCCCGTTCGTTGCCGATCAGGCCATCACGCTTCTGCGCGTACTCCGCCTGGGAGATAAGCCCGGCCTTCTGCTGAGCATCCAGTTGCTTCTGGGCGTTGCTGTACTCGGCCAAAATCGCCGTGAGTTGGTTCTTGGCATCGTTGAAGCCGGTCAGGTCGACGCTGCCAGCAGCTACGGCGGGATCTTTATTCTTGTCCTTGATGTTCTGGATTGTCTTCGCCACGTAATCAGGCTTGACCAGCGGGCTATCCGGATTCGCCTTGCGAAGATCGTCGACTGACCGCTGATACTCCTTGATCAGCTTGTTGCGCTTTTCGGCATTGGTGAGGTTTGAATCGCTGATCGCCTTCAGCTTTATCTCAGCCTCAATCCCTTCCTTCTGGGTGCGAGCGTGATCACTGTCAAACTTCGCGTTGTCCTTCTGGGCCACCTGCTTGTCTTGCAGCAGGTTCAACTCATCCTGTAGCGATTCCATTCGCTTTTTCGCATCGCCATCCTCATAGCCTGTGCCCAAAGTAGATTGCAGATACGCCAACTTTTGGGTGATTTCGGTGATGCGCAGTAGATCATCCTGATCACGACCGACGTTTTTCAGCGCATCCAGTGTCTTCGCGGTTTCACCTCGAATCGCGAGCCAGGCTTTCTCAACAAGCCCGAGGTTCTGAATGATCTCGCCAGCGCGCCCCTTCACCGCGTCCGCATAACTGTCGGTCAGTAGCTTTGATGCCCCAATCTCATCGCCTTGCTCCTTCAGAGCAACGATCTGGGCATACACCGCTGCGGTCAGAAAGTGGTACTGATCGTTCAGCGACTTCGCCGCGGCAACCGGGTCATCCGCAATCTTGACGAACTCCGCGACCGTAGCGTCGACAGACTTGCCGGTGGCTTTCTCCATCGCCAAGGCGGTTTCTGAAATCTCGACGAAGCTTGCACTGGCGATCTTTCCATTGCCTGCCAGGTTCGCCAGCACATCAGCTGCAGCGCCTGTCGTGCCCACTGTCGCGCTGATCTGCCGTGCCATTTCGGCGAGCTCGCCAGCATTGGTGCCGGCGTAATTGCCGGTCAGGATCAGCGACTTGTTATATTCCTGTGCCTCCTTGCTGCCTTGGTAATAGGCGTTGGTAAGTACGGCAAGCGCGCCTGCGGCCAAGGCAATAGGCGCTGCAATCGCTGCAAATCCGATTGCAGCACTGCCAGCACCAGCACCCAGTTGGGCCACGGCTCGCACACCACTGCCCCAGTCGCCCGAGGACAGGGCATTCCCTAGCTGTACGACGTTTTCCTGCGCCTGGCGGGTGCCGAGTTTCAATTTGTCGAAGCCGGTGGCGACTTCCGTCAGGCCCGCCCTGTCCTTGCCGATCTTGGCCAGTGACTCGTTGTAACGGTTTGCATCAATGATGCCCGCCTCATGAGCGGCCTCAAGCGCTTTCTCCTGAGCCTCTAACTTGGCCAGCTTCGCGGTCACCGGATCGATGCCGTTGACGGTGCGTTTCAGCGCTTCGATCTGACGGTTCTCTGCATCGATCAAACGTTGCTTCTGCGCGACTTCCTTCGCTTCGGCTTTTTCGATCTTGTCGTAAGATTTACCGAGGCGATCCTGATAGGCCTCCTGCTGCTCAATGGTGACCAGCCCGCCCTTCCGTGCGCGCTCCAGCAACCCTTCCGCCTGAACTAATTGCTCCATGCTGCCGATGTTGCCGGACATTGCCTTGTCGAGCTGGCTGATGATGGCGATTTCGCTGGTAGCACTTGCACCGGATTTCCGTCTTGCCTCGGTCTGACGCTGAGCGGCGCCAGTCGATTTGTCGATCTCCTGAGCAACTTCCCGCTCGGCCTGGACGATCTTCTTGCCGGTGTCGGCCAGCCCGGCCCCGGTCTTGCCGAGGTCGTCGATTGCCTTTTCGGCATCAACAGCCGAATCGACCAGTTTGTCCAAATCACCAGCGGCCTTGACTGCCGACGACGAATTGATCTCGATGCCCAGGGACGCGAAGTTGGTGGTCATTTACTGTCCCTCTGTTCCGCCATCACCCGCAGGGCTTCGGCTTCCATGATGCGGATATCCGGGAAAATATCGGTGGCCTGGGCTCGGGTTAAACCGAGGAAGCCCGCGACATCGCGGATTGACGTGTAATCCAGACCGGTAGCGCCGCACGCGCCTGTACGCCACTGGGTGCTCATGGCCTCGAAGACCTGGAACGCAGGCCAGGTGTCTGGCCAGACTTCGGCCTCGTCGCCGTAGTCTTCAGCCGAGAACCCGAAAGCATCCTGGCCTTGGATGGTCGGCTGATAGAGGGCGCGCGCGACGCTGATTAGTTTCCCAAGCGGGCCTTGCTGTATGCCTCGGAGTAGGCCGCCAACACCGCGCTGGGGGTGGCGCTGATCGAGCTGACCAGGATGCGGAGGTTTTCGTCGGTGAAGTCTTCATCGACATCCCAACCAACGACAATTGCCTTGAGCTGTTCCACCTGGAGGTCAATCAGCAGGTCGGTGAATTGCTCCAACCCAGTCTCTTCTGATTTCTCCCCGAGCGCCTTGTGTCGCTCCCCCCAGCCGGCATAGAGGGTGGCCAGCTCGGCACGGTCGCGATACTTGAACTCGAACCCCACTTTCACAGGATTGCCACCGACCGTAGGAAGCATCACGTCAGCTTTGAAGGTGGGGTTCTGGATCAGTTTGAACTTGGCCATGAATACCCCTTATGCGCCGTAACGGATGAATTTTGCGACCACGGCGAACACGGCGGTGACTGCCATGATGTTGTTCTTAGTCAGCGAGGGCACGTTATCGAACGAGGCGAAAGCGTTGTAGGCGATGACGCCACCCGAGGCGAGGTTGATACGCACCGCGCGGGGCTTTTTGTCGTCGTCAGCTTCCAACAGCACGTCGTTGTGTGGAAGTTCCGGGTCATCGGCCATAGTCAGCGTGAACGACAGCGCCGACTTGGACGTCGGGATCTGGTGTTCATCGTCTTCCTCGAGGAACGAGTAGGTGATGTTCTGTTGCTCGCCGCCGGACTTGCTCGACTCCGTGACCTGGCTGATTGGCACCCAGCTCAGAATCTTGCGAACCGAGCCGCCGCCCGCACCAGCGATGAAGCGTGCTGCATTGAGCGTATTGACCGACTCAAGCACGAACGAATCAGTGGTCGCGGTTTTGACGCGAACAACACGGTTGCTTAGGCGAGCCCAGCCGGACGTGACTTCAACAAAGTCGCCGGCTTCAAGGTCGTGGCCCGCCGACGACACAACAGCTTCGGTTGCATTGGTGATCGCGGTAAAAATGATCGGCGCGTCGTACGAAGCCGCAATACCGACCGTCGAGCCATTGGGTAGAAAAACGCTCATGGGGTTTCCTCTTTTCAGAAATGACAGAACCCGCTCAATGGCGGGTTCTGGGTTTGCCCAATGGGCGGATTAGTTGGTGTCGGCTCGGTACATGAACGACACGGGCACCGTGAAGGTCGTGTCGTCGGGAATGCCGGGGCCAGGGTCGACCGGGGTCATGGTCACCACCGTCAGCGCGCCCTTCGTGTTGCGCTCGTACAGCGGGAACAGCGCGGCGATCTGGTCGGCCAGCGCACCGGCCGCCCCGCGGTATTTACCCGATGGCGTCACGATGCTGACCTGAAACACGCCGGTGTATAGCTTGTGGTCGCCGCCGAGCGTGTTGCTTGCGGTGTCGCCAGGCAGCGTAAAGGCTCGCAGGTAGGTGATGCCATCGGCGGGCTCGTAAGCCTCATTCTCGACGACGACCCTCAACGGCACCGGCAAAGCCTTCGCCCAGGCGATCAGCTTGGCCTCGTAGATCGAGGCGATGATGTTGTGGCTCATACCTGATTGTTCCTGATGGCTTCATCGACTATCTGTTGGAAGCGGGCCAGGGTGATTCGGACCATTCCGCCGGGCGCCTGCTTCGAATGCCCGTATTCAAGCGGCACCGCATACGGCAGGTTGTTCACCAGGTACGCGGTCTGGCCGATAGTGAGCGACTGCACCTGAGTTCTCAGCACGGCCACCGATACATTGCCCGATGGGTCGATTTGATCAAGAACGCCGTCGGCCGGGGTATCAATCGAGAACTGCCAGTTACCCCGGAAACGCCCGCCGACGTAGCCCTTGCCCGCGACCAGACCGTTCACGTTGTAGTTCTGGTCGCGCTCGGTCTTGGTCAGGGGCTTGGCGTACTTCACGCCGCGCTTCAGCTTGCCGGCCTTGGTGAAGTTGCTGTCGGTCAAGTTGATGACCGTATTGCGCACCGCCACCTTGAAGTCGTAGGAGTCAGCCGCCGCGGTGTTGGCCTGGCGATGTGCAACGTTTGCCGCCCAGATCTCGGGATTGCCCACTGGCGACATGCGAATGACGCTGCTGCCGATCTCAATCACGATCTCACGGAACGTAGCGTCGAGTCCGACCTTGGCCTGCTCAGCAAATTGGCGGATGTTCTCGGCGAAGCTGCCATTGAGGCCCGAGTACTTGCTCATGATCGAACCTGCAATTCGTACAGGATCGGCGTACCGGCTGGGTTGATCTCTTTCAGCGGTGGGACGATCGACCAGGCACGACCTTGGACAATGACCTTGTTCAGCAGATCAGGCACCCACGCCAACCCCTTCGCGGCGATCTTGAGCTTCTTGTCGCCCTGCTTGATGAGGCTGTTGGTTTGGAATTCTTGGCCGGTGAAGTCGAGCAGGATGCCATGGGCGGTCTGCTCGGTGATGGTGTCCGGCGGCGCCGTCCCGGTTTCCGGATCGTACTCGCCGACGGTGACTGCTCGAATGGTCACAGGCTGGCCGAACTCTGTGATCATATCCAGAGCCATCACGGCCATTTCGTCGTAGAAGGTGGCCATGATTGCTCCAGCTCAGGTATCGGCTTATGACGCTGCTTCGAGATCCACTCCTGAGCGCAGGTATGCGATTCCCAGTGCGGGAATGAGCACACCTGAAAACAGAGTCAGCAGATCAATTTGCCGATCATCATGAAAGAAGTACAAAAGAAAAATCGATGTGATCGCAATGACTGCGATCAGTGATTGAGAAAGGAGTGGCCCAAGCGTTCGTCGTACAGCTTTTAGAGCTCGCTGTCTGCCGAATGCGCACAGGATCCACAAATAGAACCACTCAAAAATGGCAACCATAAAAATTGCCAAAGCCAATAACGTCGCAATAATCCCTGAACCAATCATGTCGTAGCCTTCCTTTGCCCATTTGGTGCATTATTTTTTGGCTAGGATAATTGCACTACGCGCGGACAGCAAACAACCCGCGCTTGAGTAGATAGTCAGCAAACTGCGTAGCACTCGGCCGGTCCGGCGCTGCCGGCAACAGTCGGCCGCTGGTGTTCGAGATCGTCGCGTACTCGCGATCAACGGCGCCCTCGACGCGCTCACGGGTGATTGCACCTTTGCGCTTCTCCACCGGATCGATATCGTCCTGGTGAATCTCAGCGGCCAAAGCCATCTGACCGTATTGAATTCGGGCGGGCAGATAGTTGTCAGGCTTAATCTGGCAGTCCAGTTCAACCCCGCGGCGCGGCCAGGCCAGAGCCTGATCGCTATCCGTCTTGCGCCCCTTCCATGTCATGCCATCCATCGCCAAAGCGGACCGACGCAGCAGCGCTTCTTGTGCTGGCTCGTCCGCAGGGATGGTCACACCGAACTTACCGGCGTACATGACCAGGTCCGCGGCGCTCGCGTAGCTTTCGGCACCTACTACGCCTGTACCGTCCTCAATGATGAGTGTCATGGATCAACTCGCTGGATTGAGTTTTGAATGATTGGCTGCCGGGTTATCGGCAGCCTGCAGTATCACGCCTTGGGCAGTTCAGAGACGAGCTTTTCCAAGGATTCTTTCGAGGCGTTGGCGCGATAGGTCACGCCAGCAGCATCGAGTTTTGCCTTCAGGGCTTCTACCTCCACGCCTTCACCTGCCTTCAACTCAGCGAGCTCGTTGCGCAACGTCTCGTTTTCCGCTGCGAGATCATCGCGCGTAGCGGACAGCTCCACCATTTGCGCGCGAATGCCGTCGAGCGAATAAAACAGCCGAATTGCGAGCTCGCCTGCTTCAGGCTTTTCAATCTCGCCGGCGTCGAGCCCGTCGATCACAGCCCGGACCGTATCGCTTTCGATGCGCAGCTTGCCGATCAGCTCTTGCAGTTCAGTCAAGTTATCAGCGGCTCCTACAACCAGTACCTGGCGCGATTCGGTCTCTTTCAGCGTCACTTCGACGCCGACACTCTCGTAGGCTTCAACCACCTTCGGCCATTCGCCGACGACGACAACCCCGGTTACTCCGGCTTCTGGGCGATCGAAGTGCTCCGGATTGCGATAGCGCTTGTCTGGGTCAAAGCCGGAGCTTTGAGTCGAATAGATGAGTTCCATGGAAATCTCCGTAGCGGCCATTACTGACCGCTGTCAGGGGTGAGCGTTAAGGAGTGGTCGTCAGGGTGATCATCACACCGGCGGTGACCTTGTCGCTGTCGGAATGCTTGACCCAGTTGGCTGCGGAACCAACGGCCGCCAGGGTTGGGTTCGCGCCGCCGACGGCGTCCTTCCAGCTGTAACCCAGCACGTCGATATTGACGGTGCCCTCGGCGCGGTAGCCGATACCGAGGTTTTCTTCGTCGTCCACGTTGTAGGAGCGGAAGCCCGGGGCCTGGGATTCGGTGATCACCACGGCGTTCGGCAGCAGGCCGAAGATTACGTCCGCCGGAGCGGTGTCGGTCACCAGTACCGGCTTGCCGAGGGTGCCCGGCAGACCGCCGTAGATCACAACACCGGCTTCTTCGTAGACCTTGCTGGCAATGGCTTCATCGACGATGTCGAAGTAGGCGCTGGAGTGCATGACCCACAGAGCAATGCGGCCGAACTTGTCGCCGAACTTGCGCATGCCGCGGGTCAGGGTCTTTTTGCCATCGGTTTCGATGTTTGCGGTGACCACCATGCCGGCGTTGGAGCTGATAGCAGCACGCAGTGCGGCGGTGGCGTACTGGATGAAGCCTTCCAGGGTAGCGTCGGCCACATCAGCGCCGATGATCTGGGAGAACTCTTCCACCGGACGGCCGCGGCGCTTGAACGCCTCTTCGGTGGTCTGGTACGGGCCGTACTTCCACGGAGCCTTGACGCCCACGGCTTCGCCGGCGCCGATCTTCTTGGCGGTTACCTTGCCGACGGAGTTGACGTCGCGATGCTCCAGCGAGCCACCGATTTTGTAGAAGGAGCGCTTGCGGAAGTCGCCCTCAATCAATTCGTTGTCGAGGACGATCGCGCCATTGGACGATGCGTTGAACACATCGAGGTTGTCCTGGACGCGCTCCAGGTATGCGGTTTGCGCCTCATCGTTGTAGATGATCAGGTCGCTGTTAACGGTTGTAGCCATGGGTGAATCCCCTTACTTAGGCAATTGCAGGTATGCGGTTTGGCCGTGCTTGCGCTGGAAGTCGCGCTTTTGCTCGGAGGTCATTTCGGAGCGTTTGAATGCAGCCTGGCCGCCACCCCCGCCCGGGGCTTGTGTCCCTGAAGCCCTTGGCCACAGGTGAGGTGCGCTTTCGCGCAGCGATTCCGCCCATTCGAGCGGAGTCAGTGGGGTTTTGCCGTCTTTGCCGAGGATGGTCTGGCCAGACTCATCGACAGCGACCGCTTCGCCCTCGTCATTCAGTGAGAACACGCCCTTGGCGCGCAGAATGATGTCGTCGGTTGCTTCCGGCAGAGCGCCGGCTTTCAGTGCTGCGCCGCGCACAGAGTCGCCCAGGACTTTGCCCTGGAACTTGGCGGCGAAGGTTTCTGCCTTTTCGGCGCGTGCGGTGATGGCCTTCAGTTGCTTGTCGGTATCAGCACGCAAACGTTCGGTTCGGCGGTTGAAGACTTCGTCCACCTTGCCCTCTGTCAGCAGCTTGGTTTCTTCGTCTTGGCCTGCCTTGGTAAGCAGGCCGCGCACTGCGTCGATGTCCAAGCCTTCAAACTGACCTTTCAGCTTGTCCAGCTCGCTTTTGACGGTCTTATTGGAGCCGATGAGCTCCTGATTTTTGGACTTAAGGCCGGTCACCTCGCTATCCAGATACTTTTGCACTTCGCCGCCCAGAGCGGTTTTCAGCGCAGAAACCTGTGTTTCGTCGAGGTTAAGGCCATGAGCGGCCGGGTCAAAGTCGAAAGGCATGATGGTATCCCCTGGGGATTGATTGGCCCGCCTGGCGGGCAGAAAAAAGCCCCGCAGAGGCAGGGCTAGTAAACCGTGGCTGCGTCAGCCGGCGTTGGTTGAATAGGAACGATAGTGGCAAAATGCCGACGTTATTAAACGACCAGGTTATGAAATGAACTTCGAAACGATCAAAGCTTTTGCACGAAAGGGATATGTCCAAGCCGGACTATTCATTGCCCTGCTCTCAGGTCTCGCGTCGATATACGCCGCGTTTCACGAATCAGGCCCGAAGTACAACCCAGCCTTTCTCGGACGCTGGGAAAGCAACTACCAACATCCAGTTCCAGGCGGGACTGTCGCCTTCAACGGCATCACTGAATACTTCCGTAACGGGCGATACAACGTGAACGGAACCCTCAAATTCTCAGGCGGCGCTGCCGACAAGCCATTTTCTGCTGTGGTTCTCGCAAAAGGCTCAGGCACCTGGACGGCTGACGACGAGTTCCTGACCTTTACATTGACAGGCTTACGCACTGAACCATCGAGCTTTAAAAGCGGCGATCTGGAGATGCCGATTCCGCTTCTGGAGAAGTTGAGCGGATATTCACTCCCTGACATGAATAAGCAATATGTTCCTGGTAGTTCAGATGAGTACAAGATCGTGTCCCTAGAGCACCAACGGATCGAGCTCCAAGGAAAGGACCCATTCGACAATCCATTTACAGTGGTCAGCTCTAGACCTCAGTGAGCCACGCCGGCAGGCTAGAAAATGCCTGCTTGCTCAAAAGCCAGTGGTTCCAAGATCTTCATCTGTACCAAGGTCAGCGGCGCGAAGTTACGATCCAGCTGCAGCTCGGCAAAGCGCTGGACACTTAGTCCGCCTTCGCGGAACAGCTTTGCCCGCACCGGGCCGATCGCGATGTCCTGGAACGATGCAGGCTGCTGCTGAAGCCAGTGGTAATAGTCGAGGCTCGCGCTGACCTGCCCTGCTCCATCAGCTCCGATTGAGGCCCGTGTTGCTCCCTTTGCGAACATCTCGCTGAGATTGGTCAGCAGAACGAACGTGGTGCGACAATTCGGGTGGAACGGTGGCCGAGGGCCGGAGTCGACCGGGAACCGCCGCTTATCCATCGAGCGACATTGCTGGCTGGTTTTGCTGTCCAGAGTGGCGACCATCTCAACTTCGGAAACGATATCCGTGTTGGTCTTGGCTACCTCCATGCGCGCCTGTGACGAAACATGCTGAATCGCGGTATGCACGACCGTGCTTGCATTGCGATTGGTCGTTGCCAGGATGCCGTCTTTGTACCCTGCCGCCTTGGTGCCGCGAATGTTGCGGATGACTTGAAAGTTCGTTAGCCCCTCGAAGAATCCCTGCCGGATCGTGCCGGTGACGCGCTCGCGCTCGGCCGTGGTCCAACCCTTAATGAACGACTTCAGCAGCTTCCCGCCGCCGGTGCCACGCACGCTGAGTGGATTCGTTAGTACTGCCGCCCTGATGGCCGCCGCCGTCGGCGCCGCCACGTCCAGCGACACGCCGACCGGCGCACACCTGGCCAAGCTCGTCGCCTCGAACTCGGCTTCGTAGTTGGCAATGTCGATCAGGTCGAGGTTCAGCTGCACGCTGTAGCGGTCGAAGATGCCCAACAACAGGCTGTCGACTTCCTTCAATAGCGCCTCCAGACGCTTGACGTTGTAGTCGGTCAGGTCCGCCTGGGTGAGTCGGTCGCGGATCGAGCGGTCAATTTCCTTGAGGAAAGGTGCAAACTTGCCGACCTCCCCCGCCTTCAGCTTTTCGAGGAAGACAGCGTGCCGGATCGTGGCGTCAAGGATTGCTTGGTTTGCCGCCATTTGGTGTTACCTCGTCATCCAGGCCCAGGCCGTCGCCCTGCTCTTGAAGCTCGCCGTCGATCTGCTGGTCAGTGCGCTCTGGGGCAATCAAGCCCAGTTTGCGCAGGTAGGCCCGCAGATCCGCCTTCGCGAAGCCGCCGTTCTGCCACAGGCCAACCAAGGCTGTGATCATCTGCGGGTCAGCCGTGAGCTCGACGAACTCCTGATTCACCTGGTAGGCGACCTTGTCACTGACGCCCATGTACTGGCCGCACCACATGATCGCCCGGGTATAGGCCTCGCTGACGTTGGCCACGCAGCCGGCGAGCACCGATGTCGACGCGGATTGATCGCCGCGGGACTCTGTAGCCGTTTTGGCCGCCAGTGTAGCGACGACCATGCGAGCGCCCAGCTCGATCATCATTTGGTTCTTGTCGTTCATCGCCTCCCTGACCAGGGTGTTCGGCAATGGCTGCGCGTAGCCGAATGCGCCGTTAGCGGGAAGCAGCATTGGCGCCCGAGAGCCAACGTAAACGCCGTTTTTCTCCATATGGTCGCGCCACTGCTCATCCAGGCCGGAGATCCATGGCTGAGCCTGGCCGCACCAGAAGACGCTGTCTTCGTAGTCAGCGCTGTTGCGGTAATGCCCCAGGTTGATCATTGCGATGTCGTACAGCGGTGACTCGTCGATTGTTGGATCGTTGTTCTGTGCACCGACGAATGTGAACGGGATTTCTTTGAGGCGCCCGGTAATGCCCTCCGGAGTAAATGTGTCCGTGACCTCAAGTGGGCCACCACCTCTTGGACCTGATCGACGCCAAACTCGGCAGACAAAGCCTTCAGGTTCAAGTGCAAGCTCACGGAACTGCTCGACCACCTTGAAGCCGAACCCATCCTGGATCTCGGGCATCTCACGCAGAACGACCAACGTCAGCACGTTGTGGCCGTTCACCATACCGGTGCGCCAGTTGATGATGTCCTCGGCGCAGTACGACAGGATCACCGAGTGACCACCAGCACCATTATCTTGGTGGTAATCGACGTACAGACCGTGACGACCAGCCTCAAGCACCTTTTCCAGCGTGCCCTGCGAGTGCTGGTAAATACTCACCCCGGATCCGTTGGCGTTGTCCTGTAAGTACTCCAGCTTCTTCGGCACGGAGAGCGTCGGGTCTTTGTGGAAGGCCAATCCCAGCAAACCATTACGCGTGTGACCAGTAGCGTTCTTGAACACCGCACGCTCGCGGTAGGACTTATTTCGGTCAACGTTCTCTGGCGACTTGTCGTGTGCGTTGATGTACGGCAACCGAGAAACCACCCGGTGCTGGCCGGCGCAGACGTCGCGTACGGTAGCCCAGCGGTCCAGCACTTCGATGTAGTCCGCCCGCTTGAAGGAGACATCGTTGCTCATCGGGCGTATCCCATTTTGATAGCGGTGACCGGCTTGATAATCGGGTACTCGCGGTGAATGAAGTAACCGCCGCCGTCGTTGGCGTGGTCGTTGCCTTGGCTCTTATCCGGCTCACCGTTGGGCGCCCAGATCTGTTGCTCGAGGCCGTCGGCATAGGTCGGGCATGTGAACGGGTTGACCAGGTATCGCCGTTCGCCCTGCGCATTGCAAAACATCGCGTTCATGGCGTTTATCCGGTCCTTGACTGGCGGGTTGGCCGCCGGCGCGATGACTGTGAAGCCAGCCTGCTTGAGCATGGCGATATCGGTGACGCTTGCGTTGACCGACTTGCGCGAATCACCCGAGGCGTCCGGGTAGATCCGGATCTCGCAAGTCTTCTTGTAGTCGTTGCCGGTATGCTCCCAGTAGCGTTCTTTGATGCGTCGAATCATGTCCGGCGTGTCGTAGCCATCCATCAGCTCATCGACTGCGCGGGGCAAACCTTGCTCGCGTTTGACGTGGGTCACCGCTGCCATCTTGCCGACGTTGAAGTCCATGCCGATGAACAGCGGCTCACCTGGCTGCACAGTGTCGAAGCACTGATTCAGCTTGCGGTCGTACGTGTGGTAGATCGAACCGGACGTCAGGTTGACGAACTGGCCGTTCAAGTAAGCGAGGATCAGTTGCGGTGGATACGACTCCATCAGCGATTCGATGTAGTCGCCTGGCAGATTGAGCTCGTTGTCGAACGTGCTGGCCTGCACCAAGCCGTACATCTCGTTCAGCTTCGGCTTGTCGCGCAGCTGCTTCACGAACTGCAAGAAGACGAACTTGAAACCTTCCGGCGTGGTGGTCACATCAACGCCGTTCTTCAGCCCCGGCAGGTTGTAACGCATCCGAGCAATGATCTTGCGCCAAGCCTGTTGCGCCTTGATCGACGTCAACACGTCCAGCTCATCCACTAGGGCGTGGCCAATCTTGAACCCGACGATGGTCTGCGGTTTCTCCATCGACCGGCAAATCACAGTGCCGCGATACTGCCGGCCGCTGTAAATGTGGACCTCGTGGTTCGCCTGGTTAATCTTGGTCTTCAGCCCCCAGTCGTGGGCCACCTCTTCCACCGTCGGGTAGAATATGTCCCGGATCTGCGGGTAAGTCGGCGCGAAGTAGCCAGCGTTGACGCCAGGCCACTCCATGAAGTGCTTACACAGCGCCGAGCATCCCACCCAGGTCTTACCTGAGCCGAACCCTGCAACGAATGCGCGGAATTTGTGAGGCAGCGTGAGGAAGTGAGCCTGCGGAACATTAAGGCTCGGCATTCGGCTTCCTCGCATCCACTACGTCGACCTGGATACGGGTCGGAATTGCCGGCTCGTCATCAGGCTCGTCCTTCCGATTGCGGTTGACGTACATGTCGCCGGTTTCTTTCGCGGCCTGTTCTAGAATCTGCATGGCCAAGCCGATGTTTTTCATCGTCTCGGCCTTCTCCACGAAGCGGTTCATGGCGCGCAGGCGGAACGCACGATTGGCGATCGGGATCTCAGCTGTCTCTTCGCGGAATCGCTTCCGAGTGTCTTCGAACATCGTCACCCAGCGCTTTGCCAGCCCCTTGCCCGATGTCTTCGTCGGGTCGTGCGTTTCCACCTGCTGGCGGGTAACCGATACCCCATATTCTTTCTGGACCGCTTCAACAACCTGTGAGGGCGTGTCGAAGCACGCCAGGGCCTGAACGATAAAGGCCTTCACGTCGTTTTGAA